ATGAGGCTGATATCATCAACTATCAGACTCCGTTTAAGATGCGTAACCACCTCCAGACTCTCCGTCTGAGCTACGATATCACAGGTGATGCTTACAGCACCGTTCTGGCTATCGCTCTGAAGGATCCCGAGAGTGGTAAGACATCTTACCTGTGGTCTGACTATCAGTACTGGATTGCTCTCCGTGAGTGGAAGAAGCGTGAGGAGAAGGCTCTGCTGTTCTCTAAGAGCAACCGTCTGAGCGATGGTACATATCTTACTAAGGGTACAAATGGTCGTCCCGCTCCTACGATGAGTGGTCTGTTCGAGCAGATTAGCCCAGCTAACGTTCGTTACTACACTACTCTGACTGCAGAGCTGCTTGAGGACTATCTGTTTGACCTCTGCTACAACATCCTCGGTACTAACGAGCGTAAGTTCATCGCTCTGACCGGTGAGATGGGTATTCGCGAGTTTGACCGTATCCTGAAGGAGAAGGTTGCTACCTTCAACCTGATTGATACTAAGTTCGTAACTGGTTCTGGTCAGGAGCTGACTCTCGGTGGTCAGTTCACTACTTATAAGATGACCAACGGTATCGAGCTGACTTTGAAGCGTTGTCCTATGTTCGACAACATGGAGATGTTCCGTCAGTTGCATCCTCTGACAGGTAAGCCTCTGATGTCTTATACCTTCCTGTTCGTTGACCTTGGTTCACGTGACGGTCAGGCTAATGTAGTTAAGGTTTGTCGTAAGGGTCGTGAGTTCGTACAGTGGACTACTGGTGGTTCTGTAATTCCTAGCGGTTACGGTAACAGTATCAACACTCTGCGTTCTAACAGCCGTGATGGTTACCAGGTTCACTTCCTCGGTGAGGAGGGTATCATGCTGCGTAACCCGCTGTCTTGCGGTATCCTGTACTGCGATGCTGAGGATACTGAGATTTCTAACAACGGCGGTGTTGCTGTAGGTGCGTAATCTCATTTAAAGATAAATGATGTCTGAGCTGGGGCTTCGGCCCCGGCGTTCAGCATCACAACATACTAATTATACTAATTATGGTAGTTGAACTTAAAATTAAGAAGAAGAATCCCTGGGCAGGGTTGATTAAGTATAAGAGCTGTTTTGATTATATTGCTCCTTATTTTACTCGTTCCGGGTCGATTTATACGGGTCTCACCCCAGAAGATGAGAAATATTTTGAAAAAGCTTTAGGTTATCCAGAAGGACATTTGTCTAAGTCATCAGACTTTTGGACAACTTTCTGTGTAAAGGTTGGTTCTAGGACGCTTATTCTTGACGATTCAATTCCTCGTCAGGCTATGATTATTAAGTTCCTTACTGGTCACAAACGTGTTGCTACATCACTCGATCACCTCGATGCAGGTAAAGATTATCTGTTGATTAATCGTGAAGCAGAGGCTGTAGAACAGAACAAGCAGAATAAGCTTCGTCGCGATGCTATTAAGGAATTCGATTCTCTTAGCCTTGAGCAGATGCGTAAATGTTTACGTCTGTTTGGTATGAGTGCAGATCGTATGTCAAATGAGCTTGTAGAATCTACACTGTTTAGTCTTGTAGATAAGCAGCCTAAGAAGTTCTTTGATAAGTGGGTTAACAACAAGTCTAAGGAGACGGAGTTCTTGCTTGAGAATGCCATTGCTAAAGGCGTTATTCGTAAAGATAAGACTCACTATTTCTATGGTACAGATATGTTTGCAGACTCTCTCGAGGATGCTATTGCTTATCTTGATAGTAAGAAGAATCAGGATCTGAAGCTTTCAATCATAAACGAAGTAGAGAATAAATAATTCTTTATAAACAACGAGATATGACGCACAACGAAATATATACTAAATTCATGATAGAATATGACAAAGCTAACGTTACTTCGTCATATCCGTCGCTTACACCAATTGAAATTGCTACAATTCTTAATAAAGCTTATCTTGCTTTGATAGCTTAGAAAGTAACTGGGAATAATCCAAGACAAGCTGCTTTTGAGAGTGATAGTAAAGCTATATCAGATATTCAACCATTAGTTACTACAACTGGAGTGTCTTCAGCAGGAGAACATTCAAGTGCCATAAATTCTAGATGGTATTCACTTCCTAGTGGTTTTATGTATTACATATCTGGTACAGTAGAAATATTTGGAAATAAAGCACCTGTTACTTTATTAAGTCATGAGAATGCACAAAAGTTCAAATAGACAGTATCGAATAGACCGTGGATTAAGAATGCAGTGGCATATATAGAAAACAACCAGATAATTGTATTATATGACAATGTAGAAAATATGAATCATGGTGCTGGTGCTCCTGGTGCATTTTATATAACTTATGTTAAACAACCTTCAGCATTCAGTAGTTCATTTAATGGAACATTTGAACTTAGTGATACTATGGCAGAAGAATTAATATCGCTTGCAGTATTGATGGCTCTTGAGAACGTAGAGTCTACAAGGCTTCAAACTAAAGCACAAATGAGAGGACTTGAAGCATGACAAAAGAACAAACTAGGCAATTGGGCATAGAGGTTGAACGCAGGCTTCAAACCATTCTGCCAACTTTTAAGATAGAGAATAAAATAGATACTGAAGATATATATGCATTCTTAAATCAATTCTAGAAGTAGTATATTGATGCTATCTATAGACAAGATGATCAAGTAGAATCTGGTACTAGAACTTCTATTTTAGGAGAAGATATATTAAGGCCTTTAATAAGGCATATTAATCTCACTAACGGTTCTGTTGATTCTACTCTCGATTATGATAATAAGGTGTTTGGATTACCAGGAGATTACTACCAATATATACGTTCAGTGTCAAGAGTTACAGGAAGTTATAACACTAATAACGACGGCATTGTCTCCAACATACTATTGAAATAGTCTGATGTTAATAGAATTATTAACTAGAATTACGATAAACACCGTATTCTTCGCAATCCGATTGCTACACTCGAAGGAAGTAATATAAAGATAATTCACGACGAATATACGAATGTAAGTTCTATAGACATTACTTATATTAAAATACCAGCAAATTTCAACATCAACACTCCATGTGAATTGCCATACGAGTGTTTCGAAGATCTTGTGGCAGGGGCTACTGATCTTTATGTAAGACATTTAACTGCTACACAACCAAAACAATAGAAAAAGGAGGCTGAATAATGACAAATATTGAATCCGTTGCCAATTTCGAAAGAGAAATAAACAAACTTGACGATGCTGTTAATAAGCCTGCTACTGAAGATTCCTTGTTTTGGTTAAACCAAGCTATTGCTAAATTTGTTAAACTTAGATTTAATGGTGATTTTACTCACCGTATGGGTTATGAACAAACTGAGAAACGTAGGCAAGATCTTGTGTCGTTGTTTAAGACATATGCTACGACAGAATTCACCACAGACGAACATGCTAATTATACTGGATACAGTCTTAGTTATCCTAGTGATTTTCTTTATGCTCTTAATGAAGATGTTGTAATAGATTCTATAGACGGTGGACATGAAATGGATACGTGCGTATTTGAATGTACACAAGATAGTTTCATGTATAGAATAAACAATAGTCTTACTGACTTTCACTATAAGCACCATAGAGCAAGACCACTTAGAATACGTTTTGATGGTGGATGTAAGCTTTTAACAGATAAGAATTATACAATTAAATCCTATACTTTAGGCTACTTAAAAAGGCCTACTGAATTAACACTCGATAATCCTAAAGCTGAGTACGAGGATTTCGATGATGATATTATGTACGAGATTATCAAAATGGCTGCTCAAATGTATATTGAGAACCAGGGTGATAAACGGTACGAAACTATAACAAAAGAAGTACTCACACAAGAATAATTTTAACGTGGAAACCCCAGCTAGTTAGGTCTAGACTCTATAAAGTTTTGATCATTAAAAATACCGCGTAGATCACAATCCGGTTATTCTTTTTAGAATGTATAGGGGAAGTAGAAAAAATTAATTTATAAATATGATTACATACGTAAATACTGTACTTGTTAGCAATCTTGCTTCAGGTGCTGTGCTGAATGCTGCTCCTGCTGCTGCAGCTTCTATGAATGCCGTTTCTGCTGATGCTGGCAAGTTTATTATCATGAACTGCGATCCAGACGTTGCTTCTGATAAGATCTATAATGTTACAGCTGCTAACGCTGGTGATATCAATACCATTAAGGTTGGTATTGTAACCAAGAAGAACACTGTTCTCCGCAAGCAGGATGGTAGCGTAGCTTATCTCCCGATCATCAAGTGGTCAAATGAGATTAAGGCTGCTGACATCAAGAGCTTCAATGCACTTACTTACACTGCCGATACTGAGGATCAGATTACTATCGACTTCACCAATATCGACGCACAGCTGCTGAACAAGTTCGCTGAGGGTGGTAAGCGTATCATCGTTCGTCTTACTTTCAAGGATCTGCCTACTCGCTTCCGCAAGTGGACTGAGTCTTATGAGTATGTAACGAAGGAGGGCGATACTGCAGCTACTATTGCTCAGAACATCGCTAACCAGATCAACTCTGAGTGGAAGCGTGCACGCGTATCTGCTAATGGCGCTGCTTCTAAGGTTGTTCTGACCGCACTTCCTTACGACGACGATGAGTCTAACGATACCCTGAACTGGGCTAACAAGGTTCGTTTCAATGCTAATATCTATTACACCGATCCTGCTGCAGACGGATGGGAGTCAAAGAATAAGCATTTCCCAACGGGCGTTATAGTGGCTAAGGTTCCTGGAAAGCAGTACGAAGCTTCTGCTAAACTGGTTCGTGACCGCGAGTCACAGGCTATGGGTTATCTGGGAATCCTGAACCGTGGTGAGGGCACATGGCCCATCATCAAGCCTGCTATGGAGACGGACATCAACGCACATTACGATGCTCTTACTCTCGAGTTTGAGAACATGTATCGTGCTGCTGATGATATCTTCCGTAAGACAAAGCAGACTCTTGAGGTTTATGGTCTGACTGGCCAGCTGGCTAGTCTGAAGACTATCCTCGACGCTTTCGTTGCTTGATAAATCAAAAACATATAAAACTGGCTGGGGGTGGGCTTCGCCCGTCTCTAGCCTTTTTTATTAACATATTGCAATATGAGAAAAATTAGAATAGGTAATGATATTAGACTTAAGCTTAAGATAGAGCCAAATGAAGCCGCTGGTTTCTATAAGATGGACGATCTTGATTAGTCTAGTGTCAAACAACTGAGATGTTATTTAATTAACACCTCGTTCTCAAAGCCTCCAATTGGTGAAGATCCTAAGTGCTTTAAGAGAGTTGGTTTTCCTGATTTCTATCATCCTACAGAAAACAATATAAACAACGCAGGCTTCCCAAGTTATCATATGGCTCCTGCTAATGTTTGTAATTATAACCGATTCTTACCTGATTTTCACGATTATCATTGGTGGCCTGGCTATCGTGGTTTTGGGCATTATCCAGAGCATTTCCATGGTCATATGCCTATGCCAGATCCAATGGTTCCAGTCCTTCCACCAGACGAGCATGCTATAGACACGTTTGGCAAAGATGGAATTAAGTTTAATGGAACACATATGATGGAGCCTTTCTATCTTGCTGACTCTCAAGTTCTTCACGAGACTAATACTCTGACATGCATGTTCCCTGCAGTACAACAGAAGTTCTGCGGTACGTATAAGCTTGTTGTAGTTCTTACTGTGTTTGAACAAGGTTGGGGAAGACACAATCTTCGCACATATACTATTGATAGAGGTGATGTATTTGAGCTTGTTGATGATGATAGCGGAGAATCTGGCAACATTATTATAAACACCGATTCTACAGGAGCAAGAGAGAATGTTCTTGCAAGTGTATATGCAGAGAGTGATGATTATCTCATGGCTACTCGCAGTAGGATGATGATCGGTGAACATGACGTAGATGGCGTTGATTATTATATATATGCTAAACTTAAGGATGGTGTTGTAGCATTATATAATCCATCAGATTGGCACTTTAATGAACTTATATTTAGTTCTTCTAATCCTGAAGTTCTGAGTGTTGGTGCAGACGGTACTTTATATGCTCATGAAATATAGAATGGTGGATTTGAAGAGACAGTACAAATTACTGTTAGAGATATAGATAATAACGTATCATATACGTTCAACGTAACTGTAAAAGATATGGATACATTACTTATGGGATTCTCGCCAAAAGAAGATATCGAACAAGTAGATCCTTCAGACGATTTCTTGGTAGAATACAGTGCGAAAGACAAGTGGTATGCATTACCAAACAATACTCGCGCTCAATATTTGTGGATATTCTCACAGCGCAGAATTCATTATATTAAGTCTACAGATGACTTTAGTGAACTTGCTGCAGAACTTTCTTCTGGTTTCAGAGTTCCTATGACAGATGCTGTTATACATGGCGGCTATTATTGTTATCGTAGTGCAGCTCCTATCTTGGATGGTACAATGAATATTAAAATTAAATTTGCGTAATGAGAGCTAATAGAGAAATTAAAATATATGGCACGTTATTGAATGCTACAGTAAATGCAATCATTGGCGATGCTGAACACAACGACGCCTTAGCTTATGCATACCAGTTATATGATGATAAATTTGGTGAAGCTGTATCTGTAGATAACTTCCAAGATATTATAAACAAGCGTGTCACCGCGATACAGTATGCTGATGGAGTTACTACTATCAAAAATAGAGATGGCGTAGCCGATGGTGTTCCTTACATGTTCGTTGTAGAAGGTGCATCTCATCTTAATGGAAATAATACGATAACTGGAAATAGCGATATTACTGGTAATACAAATATAGGAGGTGATCTTGCTGTTACTGGAAACGAAACTATAGGCGGCACTCTCACAGTAGATGGATTTGCAACACTTAACGACGGGGCGATTATTACTAATGGAAATCTTACCGTACAAAGAGGAGATTTCTTCGTACAAACTGGTAATGCAAGTATTGCTCAAGATTTAAATGTTGGAGACGATCTTACTGTAGGTGATAAAGCAGAAGTAGGTGGAACTTTAGCCGTAACTGGCCCTACTACAATGTCTTCTTTGTATACTTCTGAAAGTGTATTTGTTGGAGGTAATGAGACCATTCAAGGAGACCTTACTGTAAACGGCCACACTAATCTTAAGAACGTTACTACAGATAATATCAATTGTAAGACACTCGAAGCATCAAATGGCCTTATTGTTACAGGAAATGCTACTATCAATAATGGCGACCTTACTGTAAACAATGGCGACTTTGGTGTAACTGGAGATGCTACTGTAAGCGGACATTTAACTGTAAGCGATGGAGCTAATATTACTGGTAATACTGTACTTGCTGGACCTTTAGATGTTACTGGAGCAGCTAACTTTAGAAGTCCTGTAAACATAAACAGCAATCTTACTGTAAATGGCACTGGGGCGTTTACTGGAGATGTTACAGCTCCCAATATCACTAGACTTAGAAGTGATGTAGATCTTTTGAATGCATCAGAACAAACTCCAGGTAGTGTAAGAAACACAACTGCACATTATATCGCTCAAGTTGTAGCATCTGCTCCTGAAGACTTCGATACGCTTTCTGAAATCGCAGCTTGGATTACTGCTAACGGTAAAGATGCAGCTGGTATGAATACCAGAATTAACGAGAATGCAAACAATATTGCTGAACTCGCTAATGGTATGGCTCACTTGTCTGCTGATGTAGAAAATCATGAGAAGAGAATTACACAACTCGAAAGTGATTTACAAGCTCAAGATAATAGATTATCAACAATTGAACATTGGGCAGATCTTGTAGATCTTGACGAGCTTCCGATTCTTAGAGATGAGGTCGCTGCACTTCGTACTAGAGTAGCGAATGCAGAAACAGCAATAAGCAACAATGCTGCTGCTATTACTAATTTAAGCGGTGCATTAAGTCAACTTGCTAGTCGTGTAGGTGCACTTGAAAGCGCTCAATATTGGGCAGTAGATGGATCTACTGTATATGCTAAAGATGGACGTTCTGTACGTGGTGCAGGCTTCTATGATTCTACGGTATGAATATAGTATTAAAAAGAATAGCTCTTAGAGATACTTATACTATAGGAAAACTTTATATAGACGGCAAATACATTTGCGATACTGTTGAAGATAAAGTACGAGATATAAATAAGAATGGTAAATTTGATGGAGAGGAGAAGAAAGTCTATGGACAAACTGCAATTCCTTATGGAACATATGAAGTTAAGTGGACTTATTCTCCTCGCTTCAAAAAGTATATGCCAGAAATATTAAACGTACCTAGCTTTAGTGGTATAAGAATTCATAGCGGTAATACTGCTGCTGATTCTTTAGGGTGTATTATTGTTGGAGAAAATAAAGTTGTAGGTAAGGTAATAAATTCTAGAGCTACAGTAAATAAACTTTATCCCATCATTGAAAAAGGATGTAAAGAGGGTAAAGTTACAATAACGATTGAATAACATGGAAAGAATGATGACATACAGTGAAGCTAACTCTGTGTTAGAGGTTTCACTGTCTCCTTCAAATCGTTGTTTGTCTAAAGCTGTTGCCATTGATAATGGAGCCAATCCTGATCCACTTGCTAATTTTGATAACGCAAGACTTGTTCCTGCTAGTGTAGTAGAGAAACAAGGAGGTGGAGAAGGCCCGTTTACTGTTACGTTTATAAATTATGATGGATCTGAATTGTAGACTGGTGTGTATGAAAAAGGCGAAACGATAACTCCGCCTCCTACACCATCTTACGGTGGTAAAGAATTTGTTGGATGGTTTTCTACTATAGATAGAAAGCAGTTTATTGCTCAAGCGTATAGAGATGATACTTATAAAGCTACATTTGCTCCAGGAATAAGACACTTTTTTGTCGATAGTAATGGTAACGATATAGGTACCGAAATATATATAAAAGTTCCAAAGAATACAAAGTGGGCATATTTCGAAAGTAAGACTACGCTCGATGGTCAACCTATTCCATAGGAATTTTTGGGAAAGTGGGATGCCGGTGGTTATTTTACTAGCGGAAATAAAATAGACGCATTGGGAAAAAATAGATGGCATTCTAGTGTAGGCGATCCTCCTCGGAGCATGCTTAGTTATACCGGAAGTGGTTATCCAACACCGTATATGTTTAGCAACGGAATTACAAAACATCCAGTATATTTGGTACCTTCAGAAGGACCTGGATGGCAATATTGTGCTTTAGAAATAAACGATGATACTGCAAATATATATGGTCTAAACGACTATATCGATAACTATAACATTATATATCACGTTGAAGTAGATCAAAATAAAACATTTTACTTATCCAAAGGTGAGGTTTCTTTACAAAAGATTGCCGTTGGTGATAGTGTTATAGTAGATGTGTTTGGGTCTACTAATTTCACGGTAGAATATTTCCAATTTAGACCAGATGGAAGCGCACAAATTACTCCGCAATTCTCTAAGGTGACTAAAATAGATAATACCTTTGCAATAACTAGAACTAGAACCGGCAAAGAAGGTAGTGGAGCGACTGGGTGGTTAGACTTTTACAAAGTGACAGATGTTGCTAGTGGAGAATCTATTTATCTTGGTGTTAGAGATGACGCATTAGTAGATTTTATAGAATGACAAAACATTTAACTAAAATTCTTGCTAGTATTGGCTCTGCTGTAAACGGAATGGCTCAAGGTAGTAGTATTGGTAAATTCCTAATAGGTGTTGGGTCTGCTATAGTTGGGTTCTTTTCTCCAATTGTATACTTACTTCTCATATGTTTTATTACTACCATAATAGATATGATCTATGGAATTAAGGTAGCAATAAAGAAAAATAAGAAGATAGAAAGTGGCAAGACTTGGTCAGGAACTCTAACTAAAATCAAAGCTGAACTTGTACTTATTGGTATAGCACATGGTCTAGAATGGGCTGTATTAGATCAATATGGGGTATTTGTACTTACCGGAGGTATTACTTTTATCATAACTCTAACCGAATTGTGGTCTATATTAGAGAATCTTAATACGTTAGATCCGAAAGGACCGTGGAGAGCATTAGGCAAATTCCTTAAGAAAAAGGGAGAAGACTATACTGGAATAGAAATAGATTTAGACAATGAACATAATAACGATACTGACGTGGCTAAAGAGCCACTGGAAAGTAGCCGTTAAGGGCATTTGCGTGGCTTCTGTTGCGTTTTTATTGCTCTGGGGTATAAATACCCATAACAGAAATATAAAGCTTTCACAGGAGCTAGAAATGGCTCAGAACAACATTGAAGCCTATTAGGGGTTGCTAGACAGCTCCTAGTAGGCTAATAATGTTTTAATGCTAGACATCAAAGATTTAAAGAATCAGAACGATGTAACACTACATAAATTAGACAGTGTGCGGGATAAACTTAAAATAAAACCAAAAACTGTCAAGACGGCTGCAACTCAAACATAGTCTATAGACGTTATATAGAGTAAGGGGGTAGGGGGTAATATTATATCTATACTAAAAGATACAATATACAAAGATAGTATAAACTATAATGATCTTACTACCGTCTACTATACTATAGGAAAAGATAGCGTAAGTATTGGTCTTAAACTTAAGAATGATCAATACTTATATGTTTATAATACAAAAGAGTATAAAAATAAGAAAAGTTTCATTAAACGACTCTTTACGTTTGATTTTAAGAAGATAACTAAAACTAAGTATGTAATACACAATACTAATGATCTTATTAAGACTGACAGTGTAAGAGTAGTAGAAGCAACTAAATAATATGAATAAGACTTCACTTAGAGAAATTATAGATGATATACTTCTTTTGGTAAGAAACAATAATATAAGCGAGAGTGAGGATTTATCCAGAGCACAAATAGGTGCCTGGGTAAATCACTATCGTAGAAAGCTCTGGAAAGATAGGCTTGATAAGATTAAAGAGATGGAGAAAGCTGGTTACGTAATAGAAGATCTCATAGACGATGAGACTGTAGAAGTACGTGAGACAGGTCCACATCTCTTGGAGACAGTAGAATCTAGGGATAAAGATAGATCTACTTTTACTAAAAAGACAGTAGACTATACTGACGAAGATGGTAAAGTAATCGTTAGTGGTACATTGGATAATCTATACAACAATAGTTGGAGAAGTATCTTAGCTGTACATGATGAGGCAGGAGAGAATATCTAGTATGTCAATCATATAAGGCGCCACTATCAATATTATCGTAAGTATACTTTCGGAGAGCTTACTGCTTATTATTTGGATGACAAGCATGTATACATACAGGGTCTACAAGATTAGGATCAACTTAAGTATGTGTACATTCTTGCTGTATATGAGATACCAGAAGACGAAGAAGATGGCGATGAGGATGATCCAGACGAGGACGATGTAAAGATCCCTACTTGGATGGTACCAGATATTAAGAACCTCATAATGAAGAACGAGCTTTCATTCATGCTCCAACGTCCTAGTGATGATGATAATAACTCCACACTGGACGGTATTAAACCAGACGGACCTAGAGAGGATGAAAAGTAAGAAATCTGCGACATTTAGAGACATGTACCGTACAATGCCCGTAGAGGTTGATTACAGCCTCTACAAGCGCATTTTGGACGAGATGTGTAATGTTATTCTAGAACACGTGTTAGAACGCTCAGAGGGCTTTAAAATGCCTTATGGGCTTGGTTTTATTTAGGTGGGTAAGTATAAGCCAAAGGCGCTCACTCCGGAATCTCTTTCTGTGGACTATAAAACCAGCAAAGAATATGACAAACGTATCTATCATTTAAATGAACATTCCGATGGGTATAAATATAGATTATACTGGTCTAAGATACCTAGGACATTCCCTGATAGATACAAGTACCAATTAAACTTTGTGAGATAGAATAAAAGGAGATTAGCTCAACTAATATTTAATAAACACGATTATATAGATATAAATGATATACAATTATACAAAGTGTGAATCAGTCATAGCTAAGATAATGGCTGATTTAGATTCCACAGAAGCAAGACAACGTACTACAGATATACGAGAGTGGATCTTTGAGGCCATAGATAAGATTGGTGCTCCTATGTAGTATATCAGCAGAGAGTCTGGTACAGAAGGATTACCTATACTGAAGATACAAGACTATTAGGTTCCTATTCCTTCAGAGCTACAGATACTCGATGCTGTAGCATATTCAGAGAATCCCGAAGGTCCTTGGATCCCTATGAGTACCATGACTAGTATATTTAAAGATCCAAGAAAGAACAAGCCGCTCCCAGACGTGAAAGTAATGCATGATCCAGCTAACATGGCTATACCTGAACCAGCTGTGGTTGTAGAAAGACATCATGAACACAATCCAATGATGTACAAAATGCCTACTTCATAGTCACAGTTATATACTGTAAATGGGATGAAGTATTGGAAGAAGAGCTTTATAGACGGCAATGTAAATAAGCCCGAATACTTTATTAAGCCTGGTTGGATTGTAACTAATCAAAAACACGGATATATAAAGCTTGCATATAAAGCAATTGCTGTAGACGAAAGAGGGTATCCTTTGATTCCAGATCTTACTTCTTACTAGGAGGCAGTATACTGGTATGTTGTAATGAAGCTTACATTCCCTAAGTTTATGTCAGGTAAACTTGGAGGTAGTAATAACTCAAAGTATGCAGCTAAGTATGCTAGGGATACATACTTCTATACACAACAACAGTGGAACTTCTATCGCAATCAAGCATATGCAGAAGCTATGATGCCTACTGCAGATGATATGCAAAATATAAAGAACGATTGGAATAAACTTATCCCAGATTGGGATGGCGATGATACATTCTTTAAACACATAAACAAAGAACAGTTAACTTATAACGACTACTATTATGGTTATTAATGAACATAATTCTGCTATAAACTCGTTCACGAAAGGTATGAACTCTGATGGAGCATACGATCAGCTTGACGGGGCACAGTATACGTTCGCGTAGAATGTTCGTATCACTAAGAATCAGTTTCTTGGTGGTAAGGATGACTATGCTTCTGTGCATGAAGGAATTATTGCTCCTGTACCATCTGGATTAGACTTATCTTCTCTTGGTAGTAACGTTGGTAGAATACTTGCTGTTAGATCTATAGATAATATAGCTATACTAGTTACTGTAAAAGGAACTTCAATGTATATTTATAGGTTCGATCTAGACGAAACTACAAACTAGGTAACTAATAGTATACGTGAGATATGGAATGGAAAAGTATGGGATAGTGGTGAAGAAGTTCCACAACAAGTATCTACAGTATTATATAAAGAATTATAGAACGTAATAAAGCTTTATATAGCTACAGGAAAACATCCTGTAATATGTATTAGAGTAGACGATAGTATATTTGATGATAACAATATATCAAAAATAGCAGGTAGAAATATTGATGATTTTATGAGTAATAGAGTAGTACCTACTAAAAGAATAATGATAGAAGGTATTACATCTGGAAGATTACTTACATCACAAGTACAATATACTTATAGATATTACAATAAATACGGCAACTCTACTCAGTTAGCACCACTCACAAATAAAATACAAGTAATAGATCCTTCTAGATCTAAAGAAATTGGTAACGCAGAAAATACCGAAACATCTATAGGTTTTATATTGTCTATAGATACAACTGAATATAATAACAAGTTTGATAGGATACAAGTATATAGACTGCAGTATATAAAAGCTGGAGAAGATGCAGAGGTATCTATGATCTATGATGGAGAATTAAAACAAACTGCAAATAAGTTTGTATTTAATGATGTTGGTATAGACCCGATACAATCTCTCACAATAGAAGAATTTTCAGCTTTGTCTGGTATTATAGTGATTCCACAAGTAATAGAACAGAATCAAGAATATATGTTCTGCGGAAATATTAAAGACGATACTATAATAACAGATGCTTATATACCTAGTACATACCAAAACGGAATAACATTAACAGAAACTAGAGTTTGTTTATCAAGACAAGGTAACGTTGGACAAATACCTAGTCCTGGAAATATTTTGTATAATGGTCAATATAACTATAATCTGTTGGTAAATAATACTGGGGATAGTTCTACATATGTTACAACCACAGTGACTGATTATTTACAACAGCGAGGTATAAATCCAGAAGGAGTAAGAGCTTCGTATCAAGATATAATGACGTCTAGCTTATTAAGATCATTAAGACGTGGAGAAACGTATAAATATGCTATAGTATTCTATGATAAATATGGTAGACGTACAGATGTATTGCCATTAGGAGATGTCAGTGTTCCTGAATATGGAGCGTCTGGATTAAATAAACCGTTTACGTATAGTAATGGTGATGTTGTGGCACATCCTTGTGGAGTTAATATAAAAATTCCACAAATAGTAAATAAGAGTGGACAAGTATTAAAAGATATAATAGGGTGTTAGATAGTAAGAAGATCTTCTGCTGACATATATCAAAATACATTATTACAAGTAGCGCTGTCTAGACCTATACAACAAGGATTGCTAGATATAAATGTAGATGATTGGAGTACAATTAAAGAAGAAACTGTAAAGAAATCTCCATTCTATCCTACAGGATTCATGTCTGTAAACAATATAAAAATAACTCCTACGTTCTATCTTAATGCATTTCCTACAGACAAGCCTACCATGGAATATAGACCGGATTTAACATAGTAGGGAAAAGATGCACTTGATACTAGAACAAAAAATAGACAATTATACTAGATATTCTCGTCAGAAATAGATTTTAGAAGAGATGATGTTTTATCTAGAGTAAACACATCCGATACAAAGATAAAAGAGTTATTATATATTCCTGCAGTATTTTCTACGTACAAGAATAATTAGCGTCAAACTACATATGAACAATCGTTCCCTGTTGCGTATTCTATATCTGGCGGAACAATTTTAATAGATAGAAATAAATTAGATAAATTAAATAAGGCTGATAAATAGTCTTTTCATACTATATTTAATTTCTATAATACAGGATTAGCCTCTATGTCTGGATTTGGAGAACAAGATGTCAACGCAATAAAAGATGTAAAAATGGCAGACTGGGATTCTGGTTTTACTAATATTACTAGAGCAGGAGACGAACAAAATGTTTTTGATGCAATAAAGAAGTATAAGAGTTATTCTACTAATATAGATTCGTATTCTTATAATAATTGGGCATCGTTTGCTAAATACGATTTTGATCCAGGAGAATCAAAATCTCCAAATATGCTTACTGGAGATGAAACTATAGACAGTAGTACGGAGCATTAGGAGATTCTTGGAACATCTGGCAGTTATACATATTGGTTGGAGGGAGAAGATAAAGATAGATATGATATGAGCCTTAGAAAAGGAACTATTGGTCCTGGACCTTCTTGTTTCTTATTGACGACAAAAAATGACAGCGGAGGCTCATTCTAGAGTCAAGGTAATAGATTCAGTACGTGTATCTGTAATATTAAACATACTCCTAAAACGTTAGAAATAAAGTCAGAAGAGTACGAGCAATACTTTGGATTTGGTAATTATTTTAATCTTAAATATAATGGAAACGAACTTGTAACAGAAGATAATAAGAAATATCTTACTGTGTTTGATGGAGATATTTACATTACTCCGCACGAGTTCACCACTATGTACAAAACATATAATTTTGAATCCGTCGATACATTACAATCTACGTAGATTACAAATTATATACCACTTGAGTCTAAAGTGAATACATTCTTCGATTATGGTATGAACTTGATGAATACGCAGAGTGAGAATTTATTATTCGAACCTGGTTCCATTGAAGGCGTTACTACACAAGAACGTCCATGTCATCAGTACAACATGATATATTCTGATAATGACGCTTCAAACGATGTATTTACTATGATATCTACTGATAAAAACGAAACTAATAACTTCAAATAGCGTGCGTTTTATTCAGAATTAAAGAACAACGGTGAGTTTATAGATAACTTCTTGATATACAAAGCAGCTGCATTTATTGATGTAGATAGTAAATATGGAGAGATCACTAATCTTATGACAGATAGAAATACTCTGTACTATTGGCAAGATACTGCATGTGGTAAATTTAGTGTAAACGAACGTTCTTTGGTAAATGATCAGAATAGCAATACTATTATGCTTGGTCAATCGGGTATCCTTTCTAGATACGACTATCTCACTACTAAATATGGCATGCGAGATAAAGATTTCTGCGCTATATCTGCAGACAACGGAGTATATTGGATAGATATAAACAACAAAGCAATAGTCTTGTTAAAAGATTAGGTAGTTAATTATGGTGAGCAATTAAACGTTCAGAACATTATAAACGATTACATTGTTGGAGATTATAATCACACTCCTAAGATAAACTATGATCTTTAGAACAACGAATTGTTATGTAAGTGTTTAGAAGATGGTAAACAACTTGTATTTAATACTAAGTATAATGTAGCTACGTCTATATACACTAGAGATTATGACTCTATCTTAGATATAAAGAATCATCAATACGGTCTTAAGAATACTAATACGTTGCATATAACAAAGTATAATTATTTGCCATATGACAATTATACTTACTTAGCTCCACTTAAACTTGAGTTTATAGTAAATCCGTCAGCATCTGTTACTAAAGTATTTGACTCACAATAGCTTATTCCTATTAAGAGAGATGCTTATGAGAACAGTTATATAATAATGAATGCTGTACAGATGGCATTTGAGACAGATATTGTAAGTAAGACTTTTGGAGAATTTAGAGAACCATACACAGATAGAGAAGGTAATATAATATACAACATTCCTAGATTTACAGATGATTTAGGCTATGGTTGTAGAATACGAGGCAAATGGCTGCGTGTAGAAATAAATAATAACAATCCTACTGAGTTGTTTACACTTTCTCATGTAATAACAAAGTTCAGACAATCATTCAGTTAATATGAAAAAGAATAGAAAAAAGAAATTACCTAGATACTGGCTTGGGACTAGATTACCTGCTTCATTAGGATACTAGAAAGCTTAGGATGCTGGGAATGTATCATACTCAACTACACAAGGAGAAGATTTTACACCAGAAGCTGATGCTGCACGTGCAAATATATTACCTAGTGCTATAAATAGACTGCAGTAGAGCACCACTCCTCTGTTGAATATGTGGTAGAATACAGCAAAAGCTGCTGCACCAGGTGCTTCTGCTTTAACTAGTATTGCAAGAGCTGCAGCAAGACGAGCTGGAGAATCTGTAGCACAATTTGCACCAGATGTACTTCCAGCGTCAGCACCAGGCTCTATTTCTGCAGGAACTTCTTCTGCTGGAGTAACAGCAGGAACTAATGCTGCTTCTACAGCCGGTAGAACGGTATTAAATGCCGCAGGTAAAGCTCTGGGTATAGTAGGTAGTGCATACGGTCTTGCTAACATGGCTATGGACTTTGCACACAATCAAGAGCACAGAAATGTATCAAACATGTGGAATACTGTTAATACCAATACATATACCACAGATAAAGGAAATACATATAATACATATAGTGCTCCTAACTTGCAAGCAGAATTAGATTATGCAAGTGCTTAGAAAACAAGTAAGAATCTTAACAACACTATAAACGCTGTAGGTACTGGTGCCGCAATAGGAACCACTATACTTCCTGGTATGGGTACGCTCATAGGTGCAATTGGAGGTGGATTATATGGTCTCGGTTCGTGGTTGTTTGGGTTTGGTGATACATATGAAGATACTGTAAATGAATTTAAGAAGACTCAAGATGTGGCTGCACTCAAATCACTATAGTCTGAAGCTTCTGCAAAGAATAAAGACGTAAGACAGGGGTTCTACGAAAGATCTAATGATGGAAGAGTAGGCGCCGCTGACGGAAAGAAACCAGTATATACTCCAATGGGACCATCTAATAAGAAAGCTACTGCTAAAGTATCCAGTGGAGAAGTCATAGGAAACCTTGAAGATGGATATGTATCTAGAGTACCAGGAGAAAAGAATAATAAAGATACTAAATATGCTAATCTGAAGAGCAGTGACTTTGTAATAAGCAATAAGTTTGGTTTATCAGATTACGCTGCTGCTACTGGAGATTATGTAGGAGCATTAAAAATGCAAGATATGTTAATGAAACAATATAAGAAAAACTACAAGTGTGGTAAGATGCCAAAGTGTGCAAATGGTTGGGGTGATTATGCTTTATCTACTCTACCTCATTTTGGATCTGTATTTACAAATTTATATCAGTACAACAGAGTAAAGGATGCTGAAGAATACGCTCCGCCTATAACCACAGATGCTTCAGCAGCATAGAATACTATTAATCAGATGATGTCTGAAAGAATAGATCCGAGACAATATTTGAATAGATCTTTACTGAACTATAACTAGGCTGCTTGGAATGCTAGACGTACTCCTGGAATGGGTTTAGGTGGTCGTATGGTAATGTTGGATTCTCTTAATAGAGCAAGACAAGCTCAAGATGCTGATACTCTTATGAAGATCGATGAAGCTAATAGAACTCAGCGTAATAAAGCATATGAGACTAGAATTAATCTTGATAGATTCCTGGCTGATCAAAACACTAAGAATGCTTGGATGTAGCATCATTATAGACAGCAAGCTCATGGACAGAAAGAAACATGGTTGGCTCAGTATCTTAAAAATATGGATCAAGGTCTTATAAATGCAGCTAGCGATGCTCTTAGAACCAGTCAATATCATCAGGCTCGAGATATTAAAAATAGAGAACTCGATATATGGCAACAACAAGTTGATCTCGATAAGCTTAAACGCTACGATGATTTAGCTCGTATGGGAATTAATGGTATAAGCCCTGCGTAGAATTATATTAGAAATTGGTTCCTTGCTGGTAATAGAATATAATTATGGTATTTTTAGGTCTTGAAAAACCGGTCGAGTATGGTGCTCAGCAGATATTCGACCCTACTATGGCCAACATGGTGCTATAGGCATAGCAGCAATATAATGAGGCTGCTAGAAGAGAATATGAGCGAGGACTTGAAGATTTCGATAAGTTTACTACTAAGTATGGAGATTTTATAAGTCCTTTCGCTAAAGATATGGCTAGATACGGAGAAATGGTCGGAGGTATCTAGAATGCTATAAACCAAGCGTATGCGGACGGTGTAGATTTATTAAGAAGCCCAGAAGGTAGAATGCTTGTTCATAGACTTACTAATAGTATAGATCCTAGGGAATTCAACACAATGAGAGCTAATGCAAAGATTGGTTTCGAATATTTAGATGCCATTGAAAAAGCAAAAGCCGATGGTAAATTTAATCAAGCGTACGAAGACTGGTTGTTAAGAAGAGACAACGGTGGTCCTGGTGCGTTTAATGATTTTTCTAGCGCAGGCGGAGCATTGTGGAATAGACATGGTCCTGGTGTATATAAAGACGCAAATGCGCTCGTGAGTCCATATTTTGAAGATATGGAAGATGAATATATAAGTACATCAAAAGACGGTAGATACGACTTTAGTGGCGTAAGTAGAGAAAGAAGAGTTCCTATATTACAAGCAAATCTTGGAGCGTTATTAAATACACAAAATGGAAAATATTTATACGAACTTTCTAAATAGAAGTATGCAGAATTATATGGGTACGAACCAACTGAAGAAGAAGCTATTAAACAATTTTAGAATGATTTGTTAGATGCATCCAATAGATTCGAATACCGCAAAAGATCTGAAAATAAAGATTGGGCTAGGAAAAGAGAATCTCAATTAAGAATGGCAGAAGACTCTCACGAAGCAGCTCTTAAATATCGCTACGATACTCTAGCTCTTATGGATGAAGACAGAGATGGAAAAATAAGCGCCGAAGAAAGAAAGAAATATGTGTCTTCTGGAGGTGGCGGTAATGGAAAGGATAAAGAAAATGATATAGTTAGGGATTCTATGAAAAACCCAAGAACAACATTACAATATAATCCAAACGATCCATATAGTGCGAAAGTAACTCCTATAGACGGAAGAATACAATTTATACAAGAAAGCAAAAAAGGAGAAAGCGACATGTTTTATATTGTTCCAAACGATGTTGCATCTAGCGTAATATTTAGATTGTAGGGAGATAAGGCTGTGAAAATGGAACGTGGCGAAATGGTAGGAGACGAACGCGAAGATTGGTACAATCCTTGGAGTGACCTAAAAGGATCTAAACAAGTTGAATTTATTCCACACGGAAGAGTAGTAACATTAAAAGATGAAAATGGGGATGAATTACCATACATGTACGGAACTATAAATGCTACAGGAGAATAGGTTCTAATGAGAGTTAAATCGAATAGACACGATTATAATAAAAAATAAATTTATTTATAATGAGTAATAATAGGATTTCGCCGTATATAAAAAGACAAGGCGAGTATAAAATACCTAGCATTATAGATTACGTTGAGTCCGAAAGAGAACGGATAAGAAATGCTGCACCAGAAGAGTATAGAGAATATATAGATTCTGGCGCAGCTATTCAGCGTGATATAAATGAAAGGAGACGCGAAGAGAAGCGTAGAGAAAGGCGTAGACAGGATGAAATTCGCCGTAAAGCTGAAGAAGAGCGCGAAGAACGTGAACGTAGAGAAGCTAAGAAAAAAGCTTAGGAAGAAGAATACGAAGAGCAAAAGCGTCGTCAAGAAAAAATAGATGCTTATAATAGATACGAGGCTAGAAAAGCAGAAGATGCTGAATATGAAAAGTGGTTAAAAGAAAAAACTGATTTTCTCGGTCCATTATCAGGATTTGCACAATGGGCGTTTAGCGGAAAGAATATGGTTCGCAGCCTGTATGACATTAGCAATACTGTTGGAAATGCGATAGATAGTCAATTACGTACATATGCTGATTCTAAAGGCGGTGATATATCTTTAAACGATATAAGAATACATGGTGCGGAAGCGCATAAAAGAGTAGTACAGATAGAAAATCAAATAGCGGCGTTAGAATCTGAACAAAAACGATTTGCAAACGAAAGTGGTCTATTAGATTAGAATTGGGTTGTAAATAATAAAGGTACAGAAGAATATCAATAGAAATTAAACAAATATAATTCATATTTATCACAGATATAGAATTTATATCAACAATTAAACGACCCGTATGACGATAAACTTCCTAATATATCATTAAAAGATATAGACGAATCCTATAAAGCAGATTTTGTATAGCAAAATCAAAGTGGTATTAAAACTGCAGGAAATTGGATATGGGATTAGCTTAGAAGTATAGGTGTTACTGCATATGCTCCAGATTTACGACAACAGATCGCTGAACAACGCGTTAAAGATTTAGCTTCAAATTATAACAATGAATTGGAACGATCTAAATACAGCGGTTACGGCGGTGTAAAAACAAACGATGCCCCAAAAGGAAGTATTGAATACGATATCCAAAAGACTGACGATAATATAAATAAATGGAGAGCCGAAAACCAAGAGGCGTCTCTAGATGTAGAATCCGCCAAAACTGCTCAAGAAAAACTTGGAAATTTCTTTAACGTTGCCGAATCATATAAAAAAGGAGAACAAGCATATCAGAATGCCAGTTTGTTTGATTCTGGATATTGGCATTATGTATTTCCAAGTACAGTTGGATCTTCTTTTTCATCACCTCACCAAGCAATTGCTACTGCAACACAAGCTGCCGGTGTCGCTGCTACTGTAGCCACAGGTAACCCCATATTTATGAATGCTGCTACGTTGGCTTCTGGGTACAACAGACTCGAAGCTGGTAAGGCTGAAAATAAAACGGAGAGCTTTGAAAAAAGAATAGAAAACTTGTTTGCAAGCCTGCAACAAATGACGCCTGAAAAACAGGATAAAATATTAAATCAATTGTTGAATGCAGCTACTTTAAGAGATACTCAAAACGGTCACAATGCAGAATGGATACGTAAACAGTACGATACAAATACAGAAGAAGGAATAAAAAATCTTCTAAAACAGAACGTAATACTTAGCGGAATAGATTCTAGATTTAATATTACGGATCCAGAATATAAAAAAGCACTGATTCATTCTACTGCTGGAATACGAGCTTTGTATGAAGCAGATAACATGAGAACAATATCAATGCTTCCATTTGAACTTGCGTTTGAAATGTACGGCGGTCCTTTAGATAAAGTTATTAATAAATCTTTAGGCTTTGTATTTAGACCTTTTGAAAAAGGTCAGTCTAGAATTATTAAAGAAGGTGTAGATGGTGCTGCGTCTAGATCTGCAGCTGAGGAAGCAGCTAGTTCTACTGGCATGTATAAAAACGGCTTTAGAAGAAAATCTAAGACTGCTACTGAGTCTTTTAGATCCGGATTTGATAAAGGTTCTGCCGTAGGCGCTTCACTTGGTTTCGGTTCTGCTGGTTCTGTAGTAACCGGCGTTGCTGCAGGTACAACAAACGCAGCAGTTCATTTAGCGAAAGAGGCGCTCCCGAAAGGTGCTAAAGCCGCGGTTGATGGTTTTGAGCAAGCAGTATCTAATAAATATATGAAAGTTTATGATAAGCTTCTTAAAAACAGAGAATGGTTGCCACTTGCTGCGAAATATGGATATTATGCTACAAAACAAGTTCTTGGTCGTTCTATGGAAGAGGGAGCTGAAGAGGCTACTCAATACATGAACTCAAAACAAGATTTTGCTAGTAAGTATGGGTTTGGTGGTATAAGTTTTGGAGATCTTATTATAAATGACCTAGTACAAGGTAAAGAAGTACTTAAAGCTTACGGATCTTTGTTTGGACTTACTGATTCAAAATACAAAGACGATGCTGAATTCTGGCAGAATGTAAAAGGTGGATTTGCTCTTGGTGGAGGAATGGCGGCTGTAACAAATATTGTCGGTTCTACTAAAGATTATGCAAAACAACTCGATGGAGATAAATTTGTTGTACAAAACTTTGCAATGATGCGCGAAGCTGATAAAATGAATAGAGCGGCGAGTGTACAATATGCAAAGGCAGCTATGAATGGAAATGTAGATGGAGTTAGAAATGCAATTAAAACTAGAATGCAGCATGATAGTATGCGCGAAACTCCAGAGTATACGCAAGATGAATACGACGCACAACTTAAACAATTAGACCACGTAGCTAGAAGAACAAACGATCCTATAACAAGGGCAAAATTAGAAGCTAAAGGAATTCGTTACGGTACAGAAGAGTACGCAACCGCAATTGCAGATTTAGCTTCGTTAGATGAACAAAAGGCAGATAATAGAAAAGCTATAAATAAAAACAATTCTGATATTCAATAGAATTATTACTCTAAAGAATTTAACGACGAAGCTTCTGAAATAGCAGAAGAAATAATCGAAGGAAACGATTCTTATATACAAGAGCAAGTAAACAAGGCCGGCGAATCCGCTGCATCAGAATATCTTCGTTCTGAACGAGAATCTGGTAGAGATACTTCTACTGACGAATTTAAAAAGAGAGTAGCAGAAGTAAGATCTAATGCAGAAACAGCGGAGAGAGAAAGATTGCAATCAACTGCAGTAGATACTGTAAGAAAAATAACAAGAGCTGTAAATAAGCTACACGCTCTTATTAAATTAAAATCTAAAATTAAAACTATAAACGATTGGTATAAACTTGCATCAGATAAATTTGGATTAAATGTAATGCGTCCAGATGCAAAACTTATTACCAAAAATATAGAAAAGCAAATACAGGAGCAAAAAGCTTATTTAAAAGAAGCTTACGATAAGTTTGATGATAAAGCGTCTGACGTTGAAACAATACGACAAATAAACGCGATTAGGCAAGTTGTACGAATAAATCAAGAGGATTCTGAACAACTGGAATTAGAAAACGCGTTGATTACTGCAAACAACGAAGTTGTACAAAATTATATAGATTAGTTTGAAGAAGGTATTATTACAAACAAGGACGGGAAATATGAATACAACCCAGCTCAGCGTAAGATAATAGACGATCGTGCTAAGCGATACATGAAAGCTGTTCTCTCTGGAAACAAAGAAGAGGCTGATAAAATACAAAAAGAAGAAGAATCTGCTGAGTATGATGAGTCTAAAGTTACTAATAATCCTTATGCAAAGCGCGTAAACGATATAATTGAAACAAACAAACGTAACTCTGCGCTTGACTGGATGGTTCAAGACATCGCAGAAGGAGATGCTGTTTCTAAAGCATATGAAGTTTATTAGGAAGAGAAAGAGAAAGAAGAAGCTGCCAAAAAGGCAGAAACAAAAACTCCTACAGATCCATACGATAGTAAGACTACAAGTACTAGTAAGTCTGACAAAAAGAAAGCTGTAAAAAGTAAACTTGATGCAAATAAGAAAAAATATCAAGCTCGCATACAAAAAATAAAAGATTCTTATAGTCGCAAAAAGGCTAGATATAAAAAGTGGAGTAAGGGAAATTTAAATGCCGGCATTCCATTTATGAATTTGTTTGTAAATGTTGCAAATAAATTGTTTAATTATGCGTTACCTCTTGGATATTACAGTATCGCAAAATTTGTCGAAGATGTGCAAGTTATAATGTCTGATATTAATGTATCCGACATACTTTCTGATGTAAAACGTGCGTATGTAGATAAATTCATATAGCTTGAATTAAATCAATCAGATCTTGCAAACAATATGGATGTTCCAGAAGTAGTTGCTGCGTTCACTATCAAAGATGATGTAAATGAAAGAAAGGGATATGTAGATCCACAACCTGTTGTAGCTCCAACAATACAGAGATTAAAAGATGCGTTTGTAAAAATGCGTACAGATGCAATACAGCAAATATCTGGTTACTTCGACACAATTGTTAAAAACGGAACTGGTGTAGACGTATATACGAACAAGGCTGCTATTAATATATTAAGCGAAGAAGATAAAAATGATCTTGCTTCTATAGAACAGCACATCAATAGTTTGCAAGAGCAACAACTTATAGATTATATATCTCAATATCTTTCCAAAGAATCCGTTGATGAATATAAAAAATACATTTCAAATACTGATGTAAAAGGAGCAATAGCTAGAGCTGTGTTTGAGGTTACTCGTCCGGATTATAGAAAAGCTGGAATTAAAATAGGAAAAATTATAAGGGACAATGTTATAAATATATTACTTGACAATTATAACGATTTAGTTCCAATTGAGTTTATTCCAGGACAATGGCAAGAATTTATAAATTCTGTAGAGAACGTAAAGAAGTTAATAAAATGGGGTGGATATACTGTATTGGATACAATGCAGCCCATATATACTATAGACAGAGGCGGAAATAAAATTTCTTCTGAAGCAGACATCATAATAGTAAACGAACAAGGAGACGTAAAAGTAATAGATGTTACTTATGGTTATGCTTCTGTACAACAACGTTTATCTAGACCTAGAACAGAAAGGGTTACTCTAGAACAAATTTATAAAAACGAAGACGATATACTTAAAAATACAGAAGATATATTAACTTCTATAGGTGGAGTAAATCTAAAAGGAAGTTACGTATATTGTTTTGTATACGATGATGAAAATGATTTGTTTTACGAAGACACGTTCATTGCTTTACACGAACCAAAATTATCTGAGGAAGATGTTCAAAACAATGTGCAGCGTGCAAAAACAATAATCGACTCTTTAAATTAGCAAATACGTGATTATAACACAATTGCAGAAAGATTAAATCAGCCTACAAAAGATCTCATAGAACCTATTAGCTATTAGACTCAAAAAGAATTTGATGAGTATTTTGATTATCTTGATAGCATGCAGGAGATTTTGAAGGCAGATTTGTTGAGATTAAATGAACTTGAACAAAGTGCACACGAAGAACAAGAAGTAGAAATAGAAGAAATTATTCCAGAAGACACTCCTGATGATTTTATAATAAACTTCTCTGCTGCACAACTCCATGAAGATCTTGTTCATAAAGTAAGAGCGTTAGATGACGCTAGAAATCAATTCCCAATAGGAAGAATTGTTACTCCACAAGATAAATAGAATATAATACAAATATATAAAGCTTTATTTGACGCGTAGATAGCTTTAAATGAATTTTTACATCACCCAGATGCACAGTTACAAGACGTCACTGGCGAATGTGAAGTAATCGCGAGCACTTTAGAACAAATTCATATAAATAGAGCTTTTCTAGGTAGAGACGCAATATTTGTACAAAAATGGTGGCTTACTAGATTTATTGCGGACGACGGTGTTACACACGATGTTAGTGAGTATATAGCACACCTTAATGCTTGGGTAAATACACTGAAGGGATATGTTGATACGAACGACAACATGTTCGATGAACATCCATCCTTGGCACAATGGTATAGTTCAGTAATAAATACGTACTTCAAAAAATTAGTGGATGAAGTAGATAGAATGATCTAGCCATCAAATAGAAGAATGTTTGATCCACTAATTCAAAACGCAAGAAGTATTATATCTCAATTTAACCTTAACTGGGGATTAGAACCAGATAGAGTATATGATGCTCCTGCTAAAAATGAATTGGAGTATATTCAAAGAATGCCTTTGAGATGGGGTGATCTGTATAATGTGTCAGAAAGTCATAGTCCTGCTATAGATCAAATGGCAAATAAACAACGTCCGTATTTCTATTTTTCTCAAAACCCAGACTTTTTACAAAAAGCAGATATAACGTTTGGATTAAATTCTGAAGGAAAAGTTTAGGTAAAAATAACATACGAAGATAAATTTGCTTATTTTACGTTTGAAAATAGCGATGCCGCATATGGGCAAAATCTTACTCCAGAAATAGCAAACCGCAACAAAGTATTAAACAGAGGAAATAGAAAGTTTACAAATAAACTAAAAGCTATGATTGAATATAGGATGAAACATCCAGAATATACAATTGTAGTAGATTCTTCTGTAAATAAAGGAAGTATAAACTATTCCAAAGATATTACTGTAGAAAACAACGTATTTGACGTAATATTCTCTGATCCTAACAATAAAATAGATCCTTATAACGTAACTGTATCCGAAAAAGATCACATTGGTGTTTTAGCAATAATGCTAGACAGTAATAATAATCCTATTGATTATAAGATAAAAACCGGACCTAATTTAAAGTCTGACGCTGCAGAAAAGTTCGATAAGGAATTCAAGAAGAGAAAGATACAGACACCGTCTGGTATGATGGTTTACTTCTTTGACTATGGAGATGGAAGACGAATCGGAATACCTATGTCAGGTAAAGTTATAGGCTAGGACGCAAGCAAGCTTGTGACTCTTATACAGAAATACTCAAACGGTACAACTACAGAAGACGGCTACGATATATTAAGTTTGCTAGAATAGAGATTATTTATACAATCCACAAAGCCCAATTATTCTAGCTCTTTTAATAATAGAAGCAATCTTATAGAAATAATACAGCCTGGTATTATTAAAATCGGAGGAATACAGTATAACTTAGATACACAAAGAGATACAGTTGTGTCTATAATATCTAAAATGCATAATGTAATTCCAGGTTTCTTACTTAGTAACAGAATTACAAATACAATTCCTGCAGTAGTAGACAAATTTAGATAGGATGCTACTATACAAAGTGTAACATTACCCAACGGACTTATTATAACAAGAGACGATGTTATAAATAATAGTACATGGTTGGGACATTTCTTTAGAAATAGTGTAATCATTACTCGTGCAGAGCCAATTGTGAATTAGAAATACAATAGAAAATCTATAAAAGGTTATAGATAGATAAATTTTTCTAATCCTAGACTTGTAAACAAAAATGCAATTGAAAATCAACCTGCTGCAACACAATCTGAAGATAAGACAAAATAGCAAAAGGATCGTATACACGGACTTCTCAGTGGC